GACATGAAATCCATAAGAAAATTAACTACTCTTTTTAATAAAGTAGAAAGTCAAGATGCTGGATATTTGTCTGGATTTTATGATGCTGATGGCACATTTAGGAAAAATACACACCACAAAAGCGGATCAATTCATTATGTTCAATCAATGCATTATGATGGGATTTTTATAAAAGAGATTGAATCAAGGCTAACTAAGCTGGGCTTTGAATATTCTAAAACATGGCGAAAAGATGCAAATCCTAAACATAAGGATGTTTGTTGTATCAATATATGTGGTGGGTGGAGAGCAAGATATAAGTTTCTTAGGGAATTAGATCCTATTAAGTCCAAGCAAATACATGATAGTTTGTTTTCACAACTACACACTAAAAAGGTTAATTTGTTATCCAAAACTAAAGGTAATTGCGATGTTTTTTGGATAGAGACTGAGACTGGCAATTATATTGCTAATGGTTATTGTTCTAAAAATTCTGACACCTACAAAACCATGATAGACAGAGGATCGGTAGTGCCTAGGATATATCCGGCCAGAGTTGGTGGAAAAATAGACGGTAAGGCTGTTTTTATGAGTGAGGAGCTATTGCAGGAGAAGCGCCGAGACATGGGGCCGTTTACTTTTTCAGCCCAGATGCTTCAAAACCCAACAGCCGACAAGGCTATGGGATTTAAGACAGAATGGCTCAAGTTCTATCAGACCAAGCCCACGCTAGATGAAATGAATATCTATATCTTAGTGGACCCAGCCAGCACCAAGAAAAAGACCTCTGATTATACCGTTATGGAAGTGATCGGCTTAGCTCCTGACCAGAATTATTATCTCATTGATGCCATTAGAGACCGATTAAGCCTAACAGAGAGGGCGGCGAAGCTCTTTGAATTCCATAGAAAATACAGGCCTTTGAAAGTTGGTTATGAGAAATATGGAATGCAGGCTGATATAGAGCATTGCAAATATGAAATGGAGCACCAGAATTATCGCTTTAGTATCACAGAGCTTGGCGGCAAGGTTGGCAAAGTTGACCGCATTCTTTGCTTGGTGCCACCATTTGAACAGGGCCGCATGTGGATGCCTAAAACGCTTCCCGTGATTAACTATGAGGGTAAGCACTTAGACTATGTGGAGATGTTCATTAATGATGAGTATGACGCCTTTCCAGTGCCGATGCATGACGATATGTTGGATTGTCGGGCCAGGATAATGGACCCAGGCTTAGGCGCTCAATTCCCAGAGGAAAAGAAGCCAGAGCCAGAGGTGATGTTTCAGCAAGGTGGCTGGATAGGGTAAAACCTAGCGCAACGTCCTAATAATCAACGCTACACTTGATAATTTATAATTTTTACAAAACAATGTGGCGTGGCCAGCGATAAATCAGATGAAAAGATATTAGAGGTAGCTCGAAGGCGTTATAAAGCGTCCGAAGAGGCTGAGAATGACATCCGGCAGATGGCCTTAGATGACGTGCGATTTCGTTCGGGAGACCAATGGGACACCAACGTCTCAAGCGTTCGCAAACGCTCTAATAGACCTTGCTTTACAGTCAACAGAATGCCTCAGTTTGTTCGGCAAATCACCAATGATCAAAGACAGAATCGGCCAGCCATTAAAGTACGGCCCATCGATGACAAAGGTGACATAGCAACGGCGGACGTCCTACAGGGAATGATTCGCCATATTGAGCTACAGTCTAACGCTGACCAAGCTTATGACGCCGCTTTTCAACATGCAGTTGAGGGTGGTTTTGGCTTCGTTAGAATTACGACTGAGTACTCTAACTCAGACAATTTTGATCAAGAAATAAGAATTAAAAAGGTTAATAATCAATTTAGCTGTCGTTTAGATCCAGCCTACCAAGAGCCGGATGGCTCAGATGCAACATGGGGCTTTTGTGAAGAGCGTATGTCTAAAGATGAGTATGAAGCCGAATATGGCGACTCCCAACTGGCTAAGCAAAGCGCTTGGGATGGTTTGGGCGCTGATTTCACAGACTGGGTATCTCATGATGAGGTTAAGGTCTGTGAGTATTTCTATAAGGAATTCAAAAGCCAAAAGATTGTTGAGCTTGTTGATGGGACCATCGGCCCTGAAAAAGAGCTTAAGATGCAGTTTGAGGGTGAGAAAATACCGCCTGAGGCAATTAAGCAGACCAGAAACGCCATCGTTCCCATAGTTCATTGGTGCAAAATCAATGGCTACGAAGTGCTTGAGAAAACTATTTGGTCCGGGTCTTGGATCCCTATCATTCCTGTTCTTGGTGATGAAATCATTGTTGATGGGAAGAAAATTCTAGAGGGAGCTATTCGTCACGCTAAGGATTCTCAGCGTCTTTTGAATTACTTCGTATCTAGTGAAGCTGAAGCCATTGCCTTGTCACCAAAAGCGCCATTCATTGGCCCGGCGGCGGCATTTAAAGGCTATGAGAAGAAATGGGAAACGGCTAACCAAGAAAACCACGCATTCTTACCATACAATCCAGTTAGTGAGGGCGGCTCGCCTGTCCCTCCGCCTCAGAGAAACTTTGGCGAGCCAAACGTGCAGGCCATTTCTCAAGCAAGGGCTACGGCTGGAGAGGACATCAAAACAACAATTGGCATTTACGATGCGGCTATGGGCGCTCGGTCTAATGAGACCAGCGGCGTGGCCATTCAAAGACGTAATATGCAGGCTCAGACAGCCAATTTTCACTTTGTGGATAACTTATCAAGATCAATTAAGCATATTGGCAGGCAGATCATTGAGCTTATCCCCATAGTTTACGACACAGAGAGAGCAGTTAGAATTATCGGCGAGAGTGATGAGGAAAAGATTGTCATCATTCAGCGCACTGTAGACCCAGAGACCGGGAAAAGCACCAGTGCTTTAGACACCGGCAAATATGATGTAGCAGTTGATGTTGGACCTAGTTTTCAAACCAAAAGACAAGAGGCTACTGAATCCATGCTTGAGTTTATGCGGGTTTACCCTGCTGCGGCTCCTGTTTTGGGTGACCTTATCGCTAAGAATGGCGATTGGCCGGGTGGCGAAGAAGTTTCAAGACGTCTTAAGAAGTTGGCACCTCCTGGGATTATCGAAGAAGAGGATGGGCAAGCTCCACAGCTTCCGCCTGAGGTACAACAGCAATTAGAGCAATCTAGTCAAATGATTGAGGGCTTAACTCAGCAATTGAATGAGGCCAACACTAAAATCGAAAACAAAGCTATGGAGTTAGAATCTAAAGAGAGCATTGAGCTTTTAAAATCCGAAGTGAATCTCAAGATTGCAATGTTGAAAGACGATGCGGCTGATTCACGTCAAATTTTATCGGCTCAAATGAGAGAAATAGATCAAAGACAAAAAGCATTAGATTTAAAATCTGCCCAACGGCAGGTCCAAAACAATCAACCTACTGGCGGGTCAGCACCAGGTCCAAACACACAGGAGCTATAAAGCTATGTCGGGAATGAAAGTAGTAAGCAGCGATGCGCCTAGAAACGAAACGGTTGAAATATCTATAGAGGATACTCTAGAGAATGATGACCAAGTAGTTCAAGAGCAGCGTGAAGAGGATGAAGTGTCTGAGGACTCTGATGAGGACGAAAAACCTAGCAAGTCAGACAAGCTAGAAAAAGGTGATGACGACTCTGGCGATGATGATGCCGATGATGAGGACGACAAAGAATCTGAGGATGATGAATCCCAAGACGACAAAGAGTCTGAAGAAAAGGCAGAGAAAAAGGCTAAGGGGAAGCGCAAATCAGGATTCCAAAAACGTGTAGACAAATTACGAGCTAGAGAAGAAGCCGCAAATGAAAAGGCTGAATACTGGCGTAGGGAAGCTCAAAAGAACTCCCAACCTCTGAAAGATGAGGGAAAATATGTCGACACAACGGAAGCCGTACAAGCTAGTGAGAAACCAAACGTTGATGATTTTGAAACTTATGAAGATTATTCCGAGGCCCTAACGGACTGGAAGGTTGATAAAAGGTTTCAAGCAATGGAGCTTAAAAACGAACAGAAGGCTATGCAAGATAGAGCTTCTGAGCGAGTGCAGCTTCACAATGAAAAGGTGGATGACTACAAGGCTGAAAATTCTGACTTTGACGATGATGTGGCTGATTTCATAGCTGAATATGGCCGAGACTTTAATCTATCTATGCCTTTAGAAGAGGCAATTACAGAGAGTGAGCTAGGTCCAGCAGTAATGCATGAGCTATTGAGAAACCCAGATGAATTTATGAGAATAAATTCTCTCGGTGTAATGGCTACTGCCAGAGCGGTTGGACGATTAGAGGCTCGCATTGATAGTAAAGCGTCACCAAAAGAAGGATTGAAAACAAAGAAAGAAACAACGAAAGCCAAAGCACCACTTAGTTCTGTGAAAGCAAAGGGCGCATCGGCTCCTAAGTCTATTTATGACAAAGGATTAAGCCAAGCGGACTATGATAAAATCAGAGATAAACAAAATGATGCTAGGGGTAACTTTAATTAAACGGAGAGTAAATCATGAGTAACTCAATTTTAACAAGCGATATCATTGTAAAAGAATCGCTACGCGAACTAAAAAATCAGTTGGTTTTAAGTCGCAAAGTAAATCGTCAATACGACAAGCAGTTTGCCAAAGGTGGCGCTAAAGTCGGCGACACTATCAACATCAGAAAGCCTTTGCGCTACTCTGTAACTGATGGTGCCGCTCTTGAAATTCAGGATTCAGCCGATCAATCGGACACGCTGACTCTTGATAGCCATAAGCACGTTGGAATGGCGTTTTCTAACAAAGATCTGACCTTGTCGGTTGATATGTTTAGAGAGCGTTATATCACACCTGCCATTACTGCCCTTGCAAACAACATTGACTATAATGGGTATTCTACTGTGTATAAATCAGTATTTAGCTCTGTTGGTGTTCCAAGCGCGTCCGCTTTGCCTTCTGACCTTAAGGGTTTTACGCAGGCTAAAGCTAAGATTGCTAACTTGGGTGGACCAATTGATGAGCTTTGTGCCATTGTTGATCCTCGCACTGAGGCGTCTATGGTTGAAGGTCTTAAGAGTCTATTTCAAGACTCCTCTGAGATTTCTAAGCAGTACAAAAAAGGTGTTATGGGATATGCCGCTGGCGCTGAGTTTAGCATGAGTCAAAACGTAGCTAAGCACACAGTCGGCGATCATGAGGGAACTCCTGCGATTGATACTACGGTAACAGCCAATGGAACTGCCACCCTACATCTTGATGGTACTTTGGGAACTGTAACTGGTTGGGCAAAAGCTGGTGATGTTATTACAATCGCAAATGTTTTTGCTGTGAATCCACAGACTAAACAGTCAACTGGTGAGCTTGCTCAGTTTGTTGTAACTGCTGATACGGATTCAAGTAGTAACGAGATTGCGGCTTTGCCTATCTCTCCAGCCATTTATCTAACAGGCCCTTACCAGAATGTAAACCGTGCGCCTACTGATGGTGATATCGTGACTATTTTTGGTCACGCTACAAATCATGCAAATGTAGTATCGCCGCAAAACCTTGTTTTTCATAAGGACGCTTTCATATTGGCTATGGCTGATTTTGAGCTTCCACAAGGTATGGACATGGCGTCTCGCGCCAGTGATGAAGAAAGTGGATTATCAATCAGCTTCGTAAGAGGTTTTGACATTGTTAATCACAGATTCATTTCTAGGCTCGATGTACTTTACGGATGGAAATGCATCTATCCTGAGTTTGCGTGTCGTGTGACTGGTCAGCCAGCATAATATCAGTGATTTAACTTACTCGGCGTGATGCCGGGTGAGTTTTAACTAATTAATTTTAATAGGAGATTTAAAATGAATACAGC